CCCCGCACACCTCATAGCGGAGATACCACACCCCGCCCCTATTCATAAGATTCCTGGTGTCCTTTGCATTGAGTTTTTTCATGGGGAAGCTCCTTTGGTTGTTGGCTGAGTTGCCCTTAATATACCAAAGCTGCCCCAGTTGTCAAATTTTGTGCTTAATTTTTTAGATCTGGCATCTATAGGTTAGCCGTTTGCTATCAACAATTTATGAAACTTTGTGCTTAATGGCGCTCCCCTTGTCACAAACTGACATAGCCGCTAATGCGGCAAACCTGCCCCAGTTTCGCCCCAGTTGCAGGCGCCTGGGATAAAGGTTGGCGGGGGCCGCCATGCCTTAATATAAGCGGTTTCGGCGGCCCTGCAACTCCGGTCAGCCTCTCAGAGGCCTGTAATACCCCTTCGCCGAAGGCCAGAGGCCGTAGACGTTCTTGTAGGTGGCCTTGTAGGCCGTGTTCGGCAGGATCCTGTCGGGCACGTTGCCCTCGGCGTCCTCGATGAGCGCCCAGAAGTCGGAGTCGGGCCATGTCTCGCCGTCCACGCGGGGGCACGGCTCGCTCTGGTCGATCCAGACTGCCAGGACCGTCTTCGGGTCGTCTGAGGGCCAGGGCGTCCCCTTGACGCTGAAGGAGACGAAGGGGTTGCCCTGCAGGTCGCGGTCGGCGTAGAAGGTGTAGGAGCCGACGAACCGGGACAGGACGTATTCGGCGGCCTCGAACTGCCGGCGCATCTGCGAGTCGAAGGAAGCCGCCGTAATGACGGCGTAATTGCCCTTGACGGACACCAGGTCGCCCACGTCGAGGGGCATGGAGGCGGCGTCGGACGTCCAGGAGAAGGAGCGCCGGGCCATCGAGGTCTTGAGCACGTAGTCGGCGTACTCCTCGGCGACGCGGCGGTCGTCGCAGCAGTATAGGGTTATGTCCTGGACGTTGCGGTGCAGGGAGGCGTCGCCCGAGAAGCGGATGACGGCGGCGCGGGAGTTCTCCCGCTCCCTGTCGAAGTAGTAGACCTGCACCTCGCCCGGCGTGCTCTCCCGGGACGCGTAGCCGACGCCGTAGGTGCCCGCCTCGATGTTGTCGTCGGTGAAGGCGAAGGCGGGGACCGGCTCGCCCGCCATGGTCACGGCGTCAGGCAGGCCGTCATACAGGGCCGCGTACACCTGGCCTCGGCGGACTATGGCGGCGCGCCCTATGTCGCAGATGTACTGGAGGGCGTCCGCCGCGCTGGTGGTCCCGTCGAAGTAGGCGGACATGCTGATGCCGTCCTCGTCGCAGTGCTCCGCCCATCTGGCGAAGGAGGCGAAGTCGAGGTAGCGGGGGTCCACGGCGCATTCGGCGTCCCCGGCGCCGTAGGCGCAGTCGCTGCGGACCACCTTGCTGACGGTGCGCCCCCTCCTGTCCTCGGCTGAATAGGCGCGGGCTACGACGAAGGTGGACGCCGAGGGCACGGAGGCCACCTCCCAGACGGAGTCGGCGGCGAAGAGGTCCGAGTTGGCGAACATCACGCTGTCCCCGGCGGCGAGGCCATGCGCCTGGGTGTGTGCGACGTCCGAGCCGTCCCGGTAGCCGGTGGTGACGAGGGTTCCTCCGGCATCGGAGGCGAAGGAGAGGACCCCTGTCGTGCTGACCGGCTCCAGCCAGTAGACGGAGCCGTCGGCGTCGGCCTGCCAGACGTTTCCGTCATGGGGAAAGCGGGGCTGGCAGATGACGTCGCAGGCAGCCCAGGCGGGGTTGGTGGCGGGGCGCGCCACCCATTCGGCGCCGTCCCAGACGCAGACCAGCGGCCTCGACGCCCGCACCTTGACCTGGGGGACGGCCCCTGACAGGGCGTCCGTGGCCAGCATCCTGACGGCGGCGACGCAGGTGCCCGGATAGCTGGGGGAGAAGTCGTAGCCCTCCACCAGCGTGTTCCACACGCAGTCCCCGCAGATGTTGGGGTTGGAGCTGAGGGCCTGATTGTACCTCATGCGAATCTCCCAGTGGTCATGGGACTCGGGCAGCGTCTCCGAGTAGGTGACGCCGTAGGCGGAGGTACTCTGCTCCGTGACGACGCGCGTCTGCGTCCCGCCGAAGCCCTCCCATTCGCCCGCCGTGCCGTCGGCGTCCACCCAGCGGCGCTGGATGTCAATCCGCACCGTGTAGGGGAGCATGTCGTTTCCGGAAGCGTCATAGATGCCGTAGGGGAACTCCAGGTTCAGCTCCAGCTTCTCGGGGCTCGCCCCCGCGCTGGTGGGGAAGACGAACCAGTCGACCGTCAAGTTCTTGGAGACGCTGAGTGTGTTCCAGACGCCTGTGCAGAGCGTCAGGGGGGCCTGGACGGCAGCGCCGGGGCGCGTCTCGACGTCGGCGTACTGGGATATGTCCGTGCTGTCGGCCTGGTTGACGGAGCCGTAGGCGTACAGCTTGTACATGGCGTTGCCGCCGCTAGTGGAGCCTGACGAAGGCGCCCTGAAGCAGGTCAGGAAAAGGTACCTGTAGAAGGTGTTGTTGCCCGCGCAGCTCGCCTTCCAGATCGACTGGCGGAGGTCGGCCCCCGGCGGACGGTTGTCGATGTAGGACGCCATGGCCAGGAAGGTGTACGTCCTTATGTCGCGCCCCTGGGCCTGGGTGCCGCCGTAGACCTCGAAGGTCAGCGACCTGTCGGCGACCATGAGGGCGTCCAGCTCCACGAGCTTGGTGGGCGCGTCCAGGGTGATGAAGATGGACAGGTTCTGCTTGCGCCCGGTGTTGCGGAGGCCCAGGGAGGCGGGCGTGTTCCAGACGCCGTAGGCGGAGCCGATGTCGGTGTAGAGGAAGGTGGTCTTCCCGTTGGCCGTGGGCCTCGACGCCAGGTTGGTGTAGTCGAAAAGGTTCGAGAGGTCGTCGCAGTTGGAGGCCGCCATCAGGCTGCCGGTGTCCGGGTCGATGTAGACCGACTCCTCTACGGACGTGTTCGTGTTCAGGCGGTTGGTCGTGGAGCTGGAGTCGGCGGCGTACTGCGCCTCCAGGATGTAGTTCCGCCAGGAGGAGTGGTTCAGGCGGACGTCAGGCTCCCCGGCGGCGTCGGCGAGGACGCCGACCTTGTCCGCCAGCCCCGAGCCCCCCTGGCAGACGGCGGCGACAAGCTCAAGATACTCCTGGTTGGAGCCGACCTTGCGCGTGTGGACCTGGACAAGGGGCGGCAGGGCGAGCCTCTCCCCATACAGGACAGGCAGGGGCGCGCCCTGTCCCTTGGCGTTGGAGGCGTCGAAGTCCCAGCCGTAGCTTGCGTCGCTGACGTCCTCCACCTCCTTGCTGTAGTCGGAGTTGCGGACCGCCTTCTTGAGCTTCTTGGCCTCGCGGTTGGAGCGGTAGGCCATGACCGCGCCGTAGGCAGCCGAGGCGACGGCGGCGACGACCATCACTATCTTGGCGATGGCCCAGAGCGTGGCTATGGTTCCGGGGTCCGCCGGAAGGTTCCAGGCGTAGTACTCGGCGCCCGGAACGACGGGCGAGTCCCCGTCCGTCAGACTGCCCTTGGTGGCCCAGGCGCTGGCCTTCAGGCCGGGGAACGCCTCTTCGGCGGCCCGGCGGACGGTGAGGCCCTCCCTCCAGGGAATGGAACGGACTCCGCGTCCGCCCTTCAGCAGAGGGCAGCAGATGGCGCAGACGGTGACGGATGCCTGGTCAATTCTCTTGTCTGGTTGGCTCATAGTCGTATACTCCGATGCAGGCGGCGCGCCATCTCCTGTCGTCAAGGCGGGCGACGCCGAGACCTGCGCGCGTGATGTGGGCGAAGGCCACGCCGTCGAGCATGACGCCGCAGTGGTGGCCCCTTGGTGTGCGGAAGAGAGCCAGCAGCCCTCTTTGTGGTTCCTTTTTGATAATCCATTCCGGCGACGCCATCCCCGCACGGAAGGCGGCGTCCTGGAGGCTCTTCTCGGTTATCAGGTTGAGCGGGGGGACGGAAAGTCCCAGAAGCCTCCTCGCCTCGCGGAAGAAGCCCCAGCAGTCCAGCCCCTCCTTGGGGCTCCGGCCGCCGGGCACGTAGGCGACGCCCGCCAGGCATCCCAGCTCCAGGGGCAGGACAGTCATTCCAGAAGGCCCCCGTTACCGATGCCGGCGAAGCCGCCGAAGCGGGCGCGGTTGCAGCGTCGGCGGCAGTCGGCGAGGGAATGCCCGCAGGGCGACGCCGCGCTGTCGGTGACAAGCTGGAGCCGCCCGTCTCTGATGGCGTAGGCCTTCAGCGGCCTGTAGGTCAGGAAGTCGCGGAACATGACGTGGAAGGCGGTCAGGTCGCCGCAGTTTGCGAACACCGCCGGGTCGTCATCCCACTCGTTCCAGTCGTACAGCGTCTGCGCGGCGGTGTCGAAGAGCTGGAAGCGGCTGGTGACCGAGTCGTGGCCGATCTGCATGTTGACTGGCAGCTCGATGTAAGTGACCGAAGGCGCCAAGAAGTTGTAAGCGCAGCGCATGAGGCCGCCCGCCAAGGCCAGATTGAACACACGGGCGCCCCCCAGAAAGTCCTCCCGTTCAATAAACACTCCTTCGCCTGTCCAGACGTCCGAGAAGTCCAGGGGCGCGCCGTCATATTCAAGGACCGTAGGATCGTTGTACTCGGGCTCCTTCGGCGCGTCCTTGAAGAAGTAGCCCTGCCCCGGGCCGGGCACGCCCTGCGAATATATCCCGCGGTCGTTGAGGAAAAGGCAGGGCACCTCTATCGGCGAGAAGCGGTCAGGGTCGTCCTCGGGCGAGTCCGCCTCCCGCCGCAGGGCCACGGCGAGAGCGGTGTAGCCGCCGTCAAGGTAGTACCATTCGCCTGACTGAAGATTCTCGCAGCCAGTGAAGGCCAAGGCGCTGCCGTACAGGCGGGCTGATCGCCCCGCCTCTGTGGTGAAGATCCCGCAGCCAGCCCAGCGCTGCTGCATGGACACCTGGCAGCAGTAAGCGTCATCCAGGAAGCCCAGGCTGGCGACGGCGGCGATGCCGTGGTCGCCCGAGATGGCGTAGGCCTTCAGGATGTTGCTCTTGTAGACGCCGGCTGTGGCCGTCCAGAAGTCGATGCAGTAGAGGGCCGAGTCGGTGGCGGAGAAGCTGCGGCGCAGCCTGTCGGCAAGGATCGCCGGATCCGCGGCGTCGCTGTAGTTGGCCGTGAGATTGATGCCCGTGTCGCCGTAGCTGTTGTAGACCCCGTCCTCGATGACGAGAAGGCCCGGATGCAGCCTGGAAGGATGGGAGGCGTCACGGTACGCGAACCAGGCGGCCACGGTGCCGCCCTGGCCGGCGGACGGCGTCTCCTCGGCCCAGACGACATCGGCGGCCACCGTCTTCAGGACATCGCCAGTCGCCAGGTCGATGACGGACAGGCGGTTGCCGCACCTGACGAGGCCATTCGGCGTTATGAAATCAAGGTCGTGGAAACCCGTGCCGGAGCACTGCTGGTACTCCCTCTCCACGAAGAGCCCGGACGCGCCGCACTCGGCGCTCCCGTACCTGAGCTGGCAATAGTTCTTGAGCATGATGCGCGGCGGGTACTTCCTGTCCAGCTCGGAACCGGATGACAGGTTGACGGTCACGCCCTGGCCGTCGGTGGCGGCGCCCGTCACGACGAAGGGGTAGCCCATGTCCGGGGGCGTGGCCTCCTGGTAGACGTAGGTCACGTTCCCCTTCGTGACGGTGTGGAGCGTCAGGTCGGCGACCATGACGGCGTACACAGTGACCTTCCAGCCGCAGCAGCCCGAGTTGGCGTCGAGGAAGGATGCCAGAAAGCCCTTGGAGTCGCCCAGCGTCACCGCCGTCTGGACGCGCCCGTAGGAGTCCGTGGTGTCCCTGATGTCGTCGCGCTGGAATGGGACGGCGTTGGCGTACATGCCGCCCTCCAGCGGCCAGGATGTCCAGCCCGCCATCGGGATGAACAGCCCCTCCGACGACGAGCTGAGCAATATGTGGACGCGCGCCCCGTCGGAGCAGAAGGCCGATTCGGGGACCCCCGCCTGGTCAAAGCCATCGGGGCACTCGATGTCAAGGATCTCCACCCAGGGGCTTCCCGAATGCAGCTTGGCGAGGTCAGCGGCCTCCGTCTGGCTGATGCTCTTCATGTCCTCTCCTTAGTTCAGCACGGGGTTGTCCGTGGTCTCGTAAAGCGCAAGGGCCACCGCCCAGCGGGGCTCGTGGCTGGTCATCTTGGCGTCAAGGCGGTCGCTCCCGAAGACCACCAGCTTCCGGTCCGAGGCGGCGAGGGAGCGTCCCGTGTGCTTCGCGTCCAGCCAGCTCTCCATCGGTATGAAGTAGAAGGCCTTGCCCGCGTGCCCCCTGAAGAAGGTCTCCAGGACGGTCTTGCCCGCGTTATCCAGGGAGGACCAGGACAGCGACCACTCGCCGCGCGGACGGGTGCTGCGGGGCCTGGTGGCGATGACGTTACCCTCGAACTCCGAATGGACGGACGGGTTGTAGACGGACGCCTGGTAGGCGCGGAAGTCGGGGTTGGCGATCACGTCGGGGACTGCGGTGGATCCCGCGTACTCGCGGGCGCCTATGGTCGGGAAGTAGTCTGGCATCTGCTGCGTCTCCTGTGCTATGCGCCGCCCATGGCGAGCGCGCCGCGCATCCTGGAGGCGAAGCCGTCGCGGTTGCGGCGGGCCGCGTCCAGAATGATGTCGATGATGGTCTGGCCTTCGTCATCCTGGCGGGAGTTGACGGTCTTGCGGACGTCCATGCCCGTGTTGTCGGTGACGTTCACGATGACGTTGGCCGCGCCGCCCTGCATGACGACGGGGATGGCGCGCCCGTCAGGCAGAGGCACGACGGCCTCGTTGTACCTGCCCTCGCCGACGAGGCCGAGGGTGGGGCGGGAGACCACGCCGCCGTCGGCGAACGGCGTGAAGCCGCCGTGGAAGAGGCCTCCGTTTGCCCTGCCAGTTGGTCCGGCGAAGCCGCCGGTGGGGCCGATCTGGCCGCCTGTGGGCGCGCCAGTGATCGCTCCCCCGCCGCTGGAGCCGCCGAAGCCGAAGAACCCTGACGCGGCGGTTATCATCTTGACGACCGCCCACTTGACGAGCATCTCGGAGACGACCTGGGCGAAGGTCTGGAGGATCATCTGCCCCCAGCGGGCGAAGTAGTCGCCGAAGGAGTCGAGGTCGCCCGTCAGGACGTCGAGGAACAGGTCGGAGAAGGTCGTCTCCAGACCCGAGGCGATGCCCTGGATCACCTTCTCGGCGCCCTGCATGGCGGTGACGCCCTCGCCCGCGTACTTCTGCATTCCGGACAGGAACCCAGCGCCAAGGCCGTCGCCCTTCCGCTCCAGCTCGCCGATGGTGTCATAGACGGCCTTCTTCCTCTGGAGCGAGGCGACCTGACGGTCGATGGCGTCGCCGAGGCTGTTCTGGAGGCCGAGGATCTCCCTGTCCTTCTCGGCGTCGCCGGTGGACAGCTCTGAGATCTCCCGGTCCAGGGCGAGGCGGCGGTTCGTCAGGTCGAGGATCTGCGACTCGCAGGCCACTGAGTCGGCGCGGTAGTCGCCGAGCGACCTGTAGAGCCTCTCCAGCTCCTTGAGGTAGCCGCCCGTGGCCTTCATCGAGGCCTCGGGGTCCAGCCCCTTGCGCTCGCCGGTGACGGCCAGGACGTCCTGGGTCTTCTCCTTGCGCTCGATGGGCGCGGTCCTCTCGTTCAGGACGGTATCGCTGTTCAGGATGCGCCACCAGGCGTCCCAGCCCTCCGTGGCCTGCTCGTAGCCGCTACGCACCCATTCGGCGCCGACATGGGCATAAGGGGACTCCTGGATCCTCCTGCTCAGGTCGCCGAGGGCCTCCCCTATCCTCGACAGCTCGCCCCTCTCCCCAGGCTTGGTCCAGTTGACGTACTCCTGCGCCGCCCGGGCGCGCCGCGAGTCCTCAAAGCCCCTGAAGGTCTTCTCATAGTCGTTCTTGACCTGATCCAGAAGCGTGACGAAGCGGCTGGCCGCGCCCGCGTTGTCCGTCAGCGCGTCCTCGCCCCGTGTGTGCCTGGCGATGGCGCGCCTGTTCGCCGATTCGGCGGCGCCCCCGAAGAAGCCGCCCAGGACCGGCAGGCCCGATAGCTTGCTTCCCACGTTGTAGACCAGCTCGTCAAGGGTGTCCTTGACATGGCTCATCGCCTCGTCGAACTTGCCCCTGAGCCAGTCGAGGGTGTCCGTCAGGTCTCTGCCCACGGCCACCAGAATCCCGAGGAAGCCTGTGTAGAAGGCGTTCCAGCCGCCGACCAGATCGGCGGCCAGGCTGGCCAGGCCGTCGTTGATCCAGGACGGAGCCCTGCGGGCCAGCATGTCGTAGACGCCGTCAAGCCATTCGAGCACGCCCTTGGTGAAGTCGAGAAGGAGCTCCGAGCCCAGCGTGGTGAGCTCCATCCCCGCGCCGATCAGCTCCTGGAAGCTGCCGACCAGGATGTCGCCGACGACGGGCAGGATGCCCTCGTCGATGACGGCGCGCCAGGCGCCCGTCAGATTATCCTTGACGTAATCGACCAGGTCGATCACCTTGGCGCAGGCCGTGCGGATGGTGTTCTCGGTGTCCAGCCTCCCGTCCCTCATGGCCAGGAGGTCGCCGTTGCCCCGCCCCTCGCTCAGATATTCGCGGGTCCCCTGATACGCGGCGTAGCCGGCGACGGCCAGGCCAGGCAGCGTCAGGAGCGAGGCGAGGACCATCTTCAGCCCGCCCAGGGCCACGGCGAAGGCGCTGAAGGACGCCGAGACCGCCAGCACCTGGGGCGCCAGGTTGGCCAGTATGCGCCCCGCGCCAGAAGAGGCGAAGCCCTTCGCGGCCCGCTGGATCCTCTCAAAGGCCTCCACGATGAAATCCGAGGCGCTGGCCAAGCCCCTTCTGAGCGGCGAGTCGGGGTCGCTCAGGGCGGCGCTCACGCCTCCAAGGGCCTCGACTATCCCCTCCTTAAGCTTGCCGAAGGCCTCGATGGCCCAGGTCCTGATGGTGTCCTGAACCTGGGAGAGCTGGACGGACAGCAGATTGCCGACCTTTCCGCTCAGGTCGATGTCGGAGATCAGGCTGCTCAGGTAGTCCATGACGGCGGTCCCGTCGCCCCTGGCGACCAAGCCCTTGACTGTCGCCTGGTAGTTGGGGTCGCGCATGGCGAAGATGCGGGACAGCGCCGAATCCGCCCGGCTCCTGCCTTCGAGAAGCGCGCGCATCTCCTGGGCGATCTGCATGTTCGGATCCTGGCCGATCGTGGCCAGGCGGATCCTTGAGACCAGGGATGACAGCGTGGCCGCGCTCTTCTCCGTCGGATCCAGGGCGAGGCCCGAGGCGGCGAAGACCTGGTAGGCCTTGCGCAGCTCGCCGACGGTGGCGATGGATCTACCCGCCTCCTTCTGGAGGACGCGGAACATGGCCTCGGCGTGCCTGGCGTTCTGGTCGAAGACGGCGGACATGTCGGCGGCCTTGACCGTGTCGGACAGCGTCGTGGCGATGGCGAAGACGCTCTGGTCGAACTCGTCGGCCCACTTCAGCGCGTCGCGCAGCGTCAGCCCCAGCCCCGCCGTGGACAGCCCGGCCGTCACCGCGCCGCTGAGGTCGCGGAACTTCAGGGCGAAGGCGTCGGCGTCCGACATGAGGCGCCGCATCGTGCTGGAGAGGCCCCTGTCCTCCGCCGAGAATCTAATCCTTGTGTCCATGCTAGACATGATCTTGTCTCCCTAGTCACATCTCACGCCTCGCGCACTGCGCGGCGGTCCGCGCGGCGTCCAGCTCCATGTAGTAGAAGAACCGCTTCTCGATGACGTCCATTATCCAGCGCCTGCGGTTGCGGCGGAAAGGCTCTATCACGGGACGCGCCGGCTTGATGATCACCGCCCTGGAAGGCGACAGAGGCACCCCCGCCGCCGCGTACATCCGCCTGGTCTCGGGCGTCACTGTGGCCCGCGTCTCCTTCTGGAATATCACGCCCAGGGCGGCGGCGGACCAGGACAGCCAGCCGACCAGGGCGGACCCCTTCGCCGGGTTGTCCATGTCGAAGGTCTGATAGCCGATTGCCTGGGTGAGCTTGCCGCCCAGCGGCCATTCGCCGCCGTTCATGCCGAAGGCCAGGCCAGACGCCTTCAGGCTGCCAGGCCTCCCGTACTTCCGGTAATAGTCGAAGGCGCGGACGCGCTGGATCCAGGACAGGGGAGCCAGCTCCTCGCCGCCCGGGGCGTGCGCCAGCAGCTCATGCTTCAGCAACCACTGCGTCTTGTAGGCCGCGTGGCGTATCACGCGGTTGACGTAGCGGGGGAACATCGTGGACCAGCGGGCCAGATAGCCCCCAAGGTCCCCCTGGATGGAGACGGACGCGCCGTCGTCTATGTTCCTGACCTGATATGTGCGGTGCGTGGCCACTGCTATTTCCCCTTCGCCTTCCTCTCCTGCTCCTCGCGCTCCCGCTCCTCGGCCTGCTCGGCCAGCATGTCGGCCTCCAGTGTCCTCAGGCCGTCCATGTCGTACGAGTCAATGCGTATGCCGTACAGCCTCGCCGTCTGTATCACAGCCGGGTAGTCCAGCCCCGCCACGCCGCCGAAGCTGTAGCGCATCTGCGTGCGGCAGAGCGACCAGATGCGCCAGGTGCGGGCCGTGTCCTCGTCAGGCGGGGCCAGCGGCGCGTGGCCGCAGCCTTCCCTGGCCGTGCAGGTCCCGCATTCGGCGCCCCAGCCGTCGCGGCAGGCCCGCCGCGCCTCCACGTGGCATCTGGCCTCGCAGGCGCGGCGGACGGCGATCAGTTTTTTTCACGGCTCCCGAAGGAGAACTCCTTGATCGACTCCAGCAGGGCGAAAAACTCCCACACCTCCAGGTCGTCGACCTTCCTGGCGCCCTTGACGACGGCGGCCAGAAGAGCCTCGGTGATGGTGGCCTCGGCCTTCGCCTTGTCCTCGGCGGTGGCCTTGTCGGCCGCCGAGCGGAGCGTGGCCGCCTGGATCTTCAGGAACTCCCTGCGCTTCAGGGCGCGGATCACAATGTCGCCCTGGGTGGTCTCGATTGTCTTCGTGCTTGCCTCAATGGCCATTTGCAGTCTCCTTTCGTTGACGGTCCGACGGGCAGTCAGGCCCGCCGGACCCTTGATGTCAGATGGTGGCGAGTCCGTTCACGAGGGTGATGACGGCGGCGGAGCCGCCGCTGTCGGCATTGGAGCAGAAGGCCTGGACCTTGGCGGTCTGGCTGATGCCCATGGCGGTCTCGACGGGGACGCCGGCCTCCTGGACCTTGCATTCGGGCAGGCTCACCTCCAGGTAGTAGGAGGTGCCGGGAATCTCGTACTTGATGGCCCAGCCGACGGTGTCGTTGGCCTGCGCCTTGCGGTACATGTCGCCCGAGTTGAAGAGGCAGGTGAAGTCCACGCTGATGTCCACGGTGCCCTCGGGCAAGGAGGAGACGTAGCCCTCGTCGCCGATGCAGCGCTGGTCGCGGTCCAGCCCCATGTCGAAGTTGATGGTGAACTCCTTGGCGATGCGGTAGGTCACGCTGTCCTTCTTCAGGCCCGCCGAGAAGGTGCCGAGGCGGCGCAGGGCGATGCCTGCGGGCGACTTGACGTTGACCTTCTGGACGCCCGGCTCCTTGCCCTCGGCGATGGAGACGGCGACGTAGGTCACGGCGACGGTGAAGGTGGCGTCGGTCTTGGCGGTGATGGCGTGGCGCCCGTCATAGGCGTTGCCGAAGCCGGCGATGAGCACCTCGTCGCCGACGGCGAAGCCGTGGTTGGCGGCGGTTGTGAAGGTGGCGGAGCTCCCGGAGCCCGAGACGGCGGTGATGGCCAGAGGCGCCACGCTGGCCTGGGGCCTGCAGCCGACCCAGCCGAACTCCACGGTGTTCTCCTGGCCGGACGCGTCGGCGCCGATGCGGACGGTGGACACCTTGCAGCCGAGGTAGGTCTCCTTCTCGGCGATGTCGCGGAAGACCTTCTCGATCGTGCAGGACGGCTGGCTGTCGCCGATGCTGAACACGTGCTGGTACACGCCGGAATCAAGAACGACCATGGAGGCGTTGTCGGTGGACTCGGCGGAGACGGTCTCCGTGTCCAGCTCGACATAGCCGCCGTAGGTGTCGGAGCCAGTGCCGGCGACGTTGAAGGTGCCGTTGTAATACAGCGTGCCGGTGATCGCCACCCTGTCGCCCTGATGGAAGCTGGAGTAGTTGGAGCAGCGCATCTTGGGCTTGCTGCCCTCCGCGTCGATGCCCGTGATGGTGGCGGAGACGGGGGCGGAGACGGTCGTCGTCACGGGCGCGCCGAAGGCGGCCTTGAGAAAGACACCGATCTGGTTGACGTCGAGGGGCAGGACGCTGGAGCCCTCGACGGTGCCGTTGCCCTGGAAGGGCTCGATGGGGGAGCGCCCGGGCTGGATCGTGCCGGACTTGTTGAGCTCGCGGCTGGAGGAGAGGCCAAGGGAGTTGAACTTGATCAGGTTGCCGCTGGTCGCAGGAACGCCGAACTCGCTCTCGAAGCCGAGGACGAAGTCGACGTTGCTGCCGCGCGATTGCTGGAAGGTCTTCATGTTGGTTGTTCCTTTTGTTTAAGGGGTTCTGGTCGCTAGAGGTAGGGCCTGTCCTCGCCGATGGACGTGTCCATGATGACGCTGATGCCCGCGCGCACCTGGAACAGGCCAAGGGCGGACGGCTCCAGCTCCTCGTCCTCGGTGGACAGGGGGTAGTTCAGAGCGTTGAACGCGCGGCGGAGGCAGGGGTAGACGTACTTCTCCAGCATGTCGGTGACGCGCGTCTCGCCCCGGTGGCGGCGCCAGACCACGCGGCCCTCGGCGTCGGCTTCCTCCTCTGTCTCGGGGTCGTAGACGGCGCAGCGGACAAGAAGGCCACGGCGGAAGCTGCCGCGCTCCTGGCCCGCGCTCCCGCCGACGCTCATGACGGCGATGACAGGGCAGTCGCGCTCCTCGGGCGGCGACAGCGGGTCAACGTCGTTGAGTATCTGCGGAGCGCGCCCGAAGCATCCGAGGCACCAGGAGCGGAGGGCCTCGTCGGCCCTCAGGGCGCCCATGGCGGTCTCGGTGATGCGGGCGTAGGTCAGTGTGTCTGGAAATTCGTCCATTTCTATGAAGGCATGTTTCGGTTGCTGCTGATGTTCCTGGAGCCTAGCTCCTCGGCGGTCAGCTCATAGGAGCCGCCCTCCCTGCGGATCGCGAGCACCTTCCAGTCGGAGCCGTCGGCGGCCAATGCGTCGCCTGGCTTCAGCCTGACGCCCTCTAGGGCGGGGTCGCATTCGCGCAGGTAGATCCTGGCGTGGCTGGCCGTGCCTGAGCGCAAGGCGGAGGGAAGGCCGCCTGACGCGTCGGGCCGCCCGTGCTCGCAGCTGCGCTCGATGACACAGCCGAAGACAAGAGGCAGCCCCGCGTAGACGCAGGGCACGGTCAATTCGGGGATGAAAGTCTCTTTGGTGAGGTCAAGCATTGTCGCCGTCCTTCTGCCTGGCGAGGTTCTCGTCTTCGGTGAGGCCTTCGCCGGCGGCTTCCCAGGCCGACCAGCCGAAGGCGCAGCAGGCGTCGGCGATCTTCCGCGCGCAGGCCCTGGCGCGGTAGCGGCGCGGGTCATACCAGCCGTACTCGGCGTCGGCGGTCCTCAGCAGGTTGCGCCGCAGGACGGCGTTGGCGCGGGCGAAGGCCTCCCTGCCGCGGTCCGGGGACCTGGCGAACATGACGTCGTGGATGAGGCAGGCGGGACGGAAGACGGCGAGCACCTTGTCGGCCAGGCCGCGCAGCCAGGAGGGGAACCCCTCCGGGCCGATGCCATTCCAGCAGGCCAGGATCTCCTCAAGCGTGAGGCCCTCCAGGTACTCCAGGCCCTCCATGCCGTGCCCGACGCAGTAGGAGACAAGGCCCTCCACCTCGTCGAGGCGCCTCTGTATGCCGGCTGTGGTAAATGTCTGCATCATTCCTTCTCCAAATCGCGGACTTCCTTCTCAAGCTGGTGCATCTGGATGACGCAGGGGCAGCGCTCGCGCCTCTCGGAGCAGAGGTCGTGCGTGACAAGCTTCTCCAGCTTGTCGTTTATCTTCGACAATTCGCGGTGCAGCCAGCAGATGCCGCCCGCCAGGGCGGCCAGCAGGGTAATGAGCGTCTCCAATGAAATGCTGATGGTCACTTCAGGGCCTCCTGTCCCTTTTCAGGTTCGCCGCCCAGCCATTCCTCGGTGGCCTTGGGATCGACCTTGGCCAAGTCCACGGCGTACCCAGTGACCTGCTTGCCAATCGTGCGGGTGATTCTGGTCACGCCCTTCAGCTTGCCGTCAGTGAAACTCAGGCCGTCCTCCTTGTCGATTTCCACGCTATAGCTGGATTCCTCGCGGCTGGCGTCGATAATGCTGAAGCCGTTCATATAGACGATCTCGCCGTACTCCGGACTGCCGACGGAGAAGCGGGTGCCGAAGAACATGCCGTTGAAATTGTGAGAAAGACGGCTGCAGCCTGACATCAGTATCATCGTGGCCAGGCAAATGCCGCACAGGGTGGATGAGGAAAAGATCGCTTGGATGTACTTGTTCATGGTATGCTCCTTTTTTTGTTGGAGGGTGGATGTGAGAAGCGCCCCCGCGCCCGGCGGTCTGGAGTGGACTTTGGCTTTGCACCGGGCGAGGGAACAAAAAATCTATTCGGCGACGCTCTCAGCCAGCACCTCGTCAACGGTCTCCTGCCCGAATTTGGCGACGAGCAGGGGCATGGCCTCCTGCAATTCTGCGTTGCTGGTGTCAAGGCTCTGGATTAAAACGAAACTCTCCCACTTGCCCGCCTGCTCTATGGCGGCCTTCACCTGCTCCCACAGACCACGGCGCTCGCAGGCCCTCTTGATGAGATACCTGCTGTAGCGCACCACAGGAGGCTCCGGCTCAGGAATGGGGATGTACTCCCACGCGTCAACCTGTACATATGATGTATCTGTGGTGATGTCCTTGTCCACCATCTCCGTGCGGTATCCCACGATCTCCGTCTCGTGGGTCTCCGGATTCTCCTCATATACAGGCACCTTTTCCTGCCGGGGCTCGGTATGGGTCTCGCTCTGGTTCACTACATGCCATGTGGCCGGCTCGGCCTCATAGCCGGGGCGATACTCCGACTCGCCGACAAGCGGCATGTATTTCCTGGCCCTCAGAGCCGGATCATGGTGCTCCCAATTGGGTATGCCGATGAACTCGGCCTGTGTCGGGTACTGGAGGGTGTGCTGTTCTGTTTCCTTCGCGTATCTCATGTCACTAATCCCCTGTTTGTCAAAAGTCTCCTATTTCCACCCGCTGGGTATGTCTGCGTAGTTGCTCAGAGATGTGCAACCGTTGAAGCACGATGAGCTACTCCATGTCTTGCTCGTGTCCTCCCATAGCAGCGCGGCGGGCGCAGTGCCAGTCATGGCAGCACAATTCGAAAATGCGCTACGGATGTCTATCGTCGTCTCGGTGAACGCCTGCGGGAAATTGGGCAGACGGGCTATGCCTGATCCCTGGAACATCACGAACATGTTGGACGCGCCTGACGGGATGACGAAGCTATTGGGAATGTACTGCAGTGCGGCGTCATATCTGACGAAAGCTCCAATGTTGGCGCAAGATGATCCAATCTCGAATCCGTCTGGCAGGGCTGTCAGATTGTAGCACATCTGAAAGCAGCCGTTCGCGGCCGTGGCGTGCGGCAGCGAGAATCCTGACGGAAGGGTGGTGATGTTCGTGGCACTGAATGCGGTTTCGCAGTTCTCCGCGTTGGGGAACAGGTACGGCATGAATGTGGTGCCGTTGTTGGCGAAGAACTGCTTGATGTTCGTCACTCCCGCCGTCTGAAGATTGGGCAGGTCTGTCATCGCCCCGGACCGACATAGAGCTGCGGAGGCGTCGGTAACGTTGTCATTGCCCACCACGTCCACCGGGTTGATGTATGTGCAGTTGGCAAGCTGGCCGAACATGGTGAAGTAGCTTATCAGGTTCGGCAGCCTGCATCTCAGTATGCGCGACACCAACTTTCCGTTGGCCGCGTTCCATCTGCCGAAGTTGAATGTGGTGTAGATGGAGCCGTCGCGTATGGTGACTACATACACGCCTGGCTCGGCGTATGTGTGCGAACAAGTGGATGCCGTCTTGGCGTGCTCGGTGGCCGTGCCGTCTCCCCAGTTCACCCTGAATCCGCTGGTCTGCGAGCAGTTGAAGCCGTATGTCATCCCCAGTTCGGCGTTAGGCGTCACCTCGATGGCTATGTCATACGCGGAGTAGTCGCCCTGGTTCTGGCCCCACCACTGGAGCAGTAAGTTCGTGCCTAGTGTCATCAGTCCACCTCCGACACGGCGTAGATTGTCCAGCCGCCTGCGTTGCCGAACCACCGGCACAGGTACACGACCACGCTAGTGGATGCGATTGCGAGCGAGGGGCGCGGTACAATCGTGTTGCCCTGCGCGTCCTGGAAAGCCAGCGTCTGCACATTGGAGAATGTCACGCGGAGGATGACCTCGTGGGTGCGGTTGTCTATCGCGGTGACTGGCGTGGCCCCGCTCGTGAGCGCGGTGTTGGTGTATGTGTTGTCGCCGACTGCGGGTGTGGCAGATGCCGTGTAGCGTTTGGTCGTGCCGTATATCCAGCCGTAGTAGCCGGTGCCGTCGTAATCCGATGCGCGGAGAAACAGCTTGCTGTCCGCATTTATGATGGGGAGCGGATCAGGCAGCGTGTAGGTCGGCGCGGTGGACGGCGTATGCTCAAACGCACCCTCGGCCAGCGTGTATGCGGACGTTGCGGCGGGTATCTCCGTCACCTTCTGCTGGTGGCCTCCCGCGATGCAGTGGTCGCCGTTCCACGACAGTTCCTCGATGTTGAGTTTATTGCTGCTGTTTGATCCGTTTGCCACCGTCCTGGCCGTATTCGCCGGAATGTTGTTGCGTCCAGTCACCAGCTGACTGTCGAAGTCAGCCCTAACCGCATTGCCAAATGCGACAGAGCCCCTGCCGCCCAACGCCTGGGCTTGAAAGCCTATGGCCAGTGCACCGTAAGCGAAGCTATTAACAGAGCAACTCCAGCCGCCCCATATAAGTCCGCTGGCGCTGATATGAGTGAGCTGGTTAGGCACAATCGTGCCTGCGCTATTGCCTATATCAAGGATGCCGTGCGAGGTGCCGCCACCAAACACCACCTGACCCGTCACGCTGGCGGTGCCCATGCCCAGGAAGGTCGTGTTCGTGCCGCCGTCGGTGATGGTGATGCTGTTATTGGTCACCGTGCCGCCGCTGATGGGCACCGTCACGGTCGCAGCGCCTCCGCTGACGCTGGCGGTGTTGCCGTTCGCGATGATGGAGGTGATGGCCTCATCAGCCGGGACGTACGGAGTCTCATCCCGTAAAGGCTTTAGTCTGTCAGAAGGGTCGCCTATTTCAGTCACCATTATGGTCCCGTAGGCGGTCTCGTCAGCCCCGTCCACAGTGTACACGCCCACCAGAGCTGGCTGTTCCGGGTACATCTCCGAGGCTCTGTTCCAGCGCCAGACGGGCGACTCGTCGGACCGCAGCACCCAGCTTGTCCCGTCAGGCGCCAGCGTGAACGCCGGGTTCGCCGCGCACTCATATAGGTCGCGCTCCCGGTTGTAGCCGTAGAGCCCCGCGAGATGGTAGTAGGCTTCGACGTCAGCCCGCACATCTCCCACCTGCACAAACGGAGGACGGTCGAGCACGACGTTGTGGTTCTTCCGATACAGGCGATCCTTGGAGATAGTAATAGACCCCGTGCTGGCAGTGGGTACCGTATAGGTTCCGTTGTAATAGCCTGATACAGTCCCCCCGTAGCTGATGGTGAATCCTTCGCCTTTGTACAGGGCTCCCGTCTTGTAATTGCCGCGAAGCAGGTCAGAGTGCTCGTAAGCGATGTAGACGGCGCTTTCCATATAAGAGTTCGTGCCCCCCGCCAGCGATGCAGAGATTGTGCCTCCCTCGATGACGATGTTGTCCCCCGCAGTGAGCGCGTCCTGCTTTGCGGCCAGGTCCGCAGTTGTGGCGTAGGGCGTGATGTCCTCGTATCCGGCAGGTGTGACAGTTACGGTGGATACCGTCAGCGAATTGATGATCGGCGAGAACTGCTCGTAGGTGCCGGAAGGGTCGTTCTCAGTTGACTGCACATTTAACCACTGCCCGGCGTCCGGGGTGGAGAGGAACCAGGAAGCGATGCCATCCCACCATAACTTGCAGTCCCCCTTGACGTATTCTCCAGTCGTGGAATCGAGTATGTAATCGCCCTCCAGGTGATACTGCGCCTCTATGTCGGCGTCCACATTGGAGACGGTGACGTACTGCGACGCCGCCCTGTGGCGATACAACCTCCCCGCCGTTGACGCGGTGGAGGACGTACCGAAGAACCAGTAGGCGTCCCGTCCGGCGGTGCTGGCAGAAGGCAGGGCGTCGTTGACTACTGTGACGCAGTCGGCGGTCGCCGTGGAGATCATCCCAACGACTGTTGTGGTCGAAGTCAGGACGGCGGTGGCGGTGGATATCATCTCCGACACCGTGTATATGTCCGGAAGGTCCATGCTGGCCACTATGCTATATATAAAGCCTTCCATCTGCGCCGTGTCGATGTCCAGCACGTCGTTGACTATGGTCAGGTAGAAGCCTAGCGGGATGCGGGCCACCCTGTCGGAGACCGTCATGGTCGTGCCTCCCACCGACACGCCCCGCAGAGATGCTGTGCCTTCGGGGACTCTGGCGGAGATGGTGTTGTTGACGATTGAGACGTTGTCCCCCGCCGTGAGCGCGTCCTGCTTGGCTTCCAAGCGAGCATCCACCTCCGGCTTGGAGTAGTAGTGCGGGACCGCGCGGGAGGCCTCGGCGTTTCCGTCATAGACGCAGCCGGCGGCCTGGGCGAGAGCCATGAGGTAGTAGTCGGTCCCCTCGGCGCGGCGGGCTATCTGCACGTGGATCAGGAAGCTGGTGGGGCGTCCGTTGGCGACGGCGAGGAACTTCTCGCTGTCGCAGTCGAAGGCGAAGACCAGATCGCCGTTCTCCACGGCGGCGCTGACGGGGCCGACCATCGGCTCGTCTGTGAAGCGCCTGTCAAGGTCCGCAGCCAGTTCCCAGACCACGCCGGTCTCGGGCGCGATGACCTGCTTCTGGCCGCCCTTCCAGACAGTGATCTCCAGCTCCTGGCTCTCGCCGTAGCGCAGGACCAGGCCCGAGGCGCCCTGGGCGATGCGGGAGCCTGTCGCGCTGCAGAACTCAAGGGTGTCGGCGTTGATGTCGAAATGCTGTCTCATATCGTCTCCTGATGGCCTCTTGCATCCGATGCGCCAGGCGAACCATAGCCCGCCTGGCGGCTCGGAGGCAGGGAGCCCCCTTACAGCTGCGTCTTCACGCGGATGTAGGTGTTGAGGTCGGTGCCGCTGGTGGCGCGCTCAAGCTGGCCGATGGCGATGGTGTCGGTGCCACCCGAGAGGGTGATGGCGTTGCCGTCGATGACGGTGTTGGTGTTCGCCGTGTAGACGGTGGCGCCGACGGTGGAGGCCGCCAGGGCGGCGGTGCCGGTGAGGATGTAGACGCCGCCGCTGGTGTCCAGGACGCCCTTGGCGCCGCTGGCGATGTCGCTGACTGCGGCGCCGAGAAGGCCGCCGACGATGACGAGGTTGCCGCTCTTGACGGCGGCGGGGGCGGTGATGACGGCGGTCTTGCCGTCGCTGACCTTATTCTTCATTTGCGGGGTCTCCTTATGGGGTTATTTGGACGCGCCGGGGTTCTTGTACATGCCCTGCCAGGACTCGGCATGGGCGGTGAGGGCGTAGCTGATGTTGAACTTCAGGCTGCGGGTGTCGTGGTCCTCGTCACGGAAGATGACGGGGGAGGTGCGGCCGGCGAGCTTGTAGAGCTTGACGCCCCAGCCCTTCGGACCGATGACGAACCAGGGCCAGTAGGAGCCGGAGGCGAAGGCGGCGTCCAGGCGGGCGTCATAGACGGGCTGCAGGGCACCGTAGAGGGTGTTCTTGCGGCTGGAGGCGGCGTTGGCGTCGTCCCAGACGGCGGTGTTGAGCACCTTCTCGATGACCATGCTGATGCTGACGGGGGCCACGATGTAGGACGGGCGGATGACGACGGGGGTCTTGCCGTCCACGTCCTTCTGGGTGGCCATGGCCACGACGGCTGCCTGGATGGTAGCCTCGGATGGCGCGCCGCCGGAGTTGGCCAGGTTGCCGTGGCTGGCGTGGAACAGGGCGACGCCGTCGCCCATGTTCGGGTTGTTGACCAGGATGTCATAGGACATGCTGGCCTCCAGGCGGCGGGACGCGGCGCCGGCGTCCTGGATCTTGCGCAGGAACTGGCCGAAGTCGTCGTTGTCGACGGCGCGGTTGGTCAGGGCGATCTTGCGGGCATATTCGCCGAGCTTCACCTTGTCCTCGGTCTCGCCGAAGTAGGCGTATTCGGACTCCTGCCCCTCCTGGACCTCCAGCAGGTCGATGCGCCCGGTCAGGCGCTCTGCGGGGACCTCGCGCCAGTTGGGCAGGATGCCCGTGGTGTCAACCCACTGGCTGTAGGGCTCGTCGGCCTCGTCGAAGGACTTGAGCAGGATCTTCTCGCCGGTGCCGCCAAGCACCTTGGGCAGGTCGCCCGTGGCGATGGCGCGCTTGAACAGGGACTCGTTGCTCTCGGCGTAGCCGACCTTCTCGCCGCGGCTTTCGAGCAGGGCGCGGCAGACCTGGCTGATGCGGGCACCGATGAAGTCGCGGGAGCCTTCGGCAGGCTTGCCATTGGTCACGCCGACGGTCCGGGCGAGGCCGTCGCGGATGGCGTCGGACACCTTGTCCACGGCGTCGCGGGTGACGGTCACGGAGCCGACGATGTTGCGGGGCGCCTGGACGGCGTCGCGCCTGGCCAGCTCGTCAAGCACGGACTTGCGGACGTCCTCGATGGACGCGCCGCTCTCGATGTAGGGCTCCGCCTCGATGCCGAAGCTGCGGCAGAGGCCGCTGATCTCGCCGACGCGCTTGCGCTCGGCCTTGGTGGCTGCCTCACGCTCCGCGTTCAGGTCAACCTGAGGGGTCTTGTTTTCGTTTTCCATTTCTTCTTTTCCTTCTGGTTTGGGTTCTTTAGTCCTGATGTCATTCTCGGCGGCGCGCCCGCGCACCCCGCAGGAGGGGTCGGCTGGGAACACGACCACGCTGTCATCGACGGGGAGCCAGTCGGTGACGTACACCTGCCTCAGAGCCGACTTGTTGGTCACCTTGGCGCCCATGACGTCACCCTCCACGCCAGGCTCCAGGACCACCGCGCCGAGGATGCGGTAGCCGATGCTCTGGGTGGGAAGATGGCCCTCGCGGACCAAGGTGAAAACGCGCTCGGCCTCAGGGACCGTCGAGAACTGGCGAAGGCCGACAAGCGCATCGCCCTCCACGCGGATGTCCCGCGTGGAGCCGAGCAGCGCCCTCGTGCCCCGGTAGTAGTCATGGGAGTCGAGCAGGGGAAGCGCGCCGTCGCGGATCTCGGACAGGCGGGCGCCCTTCACGACCAGAATCTCCTCGTAGAAGCACTCGTCATCCCAGTCATAGCGGACGTATGGCCGCTCGGTGGCGATGACGCACTCCACGGTGCGGTTCTTCTCGTCCAAGGTGGACGGACGGCGGGCCTCCGCCCTGGTGCGGGACAGGTCGCCCCCGTCGGACGGACGCGACCGGCGCAGTTCGGCGACGGCGCCCTCCAGGCTGTCGGCCTTGATCTCCACGCCCAGCGTCTCGGCGGCCAGCCGCTTGAATTCATTCAGTTTCATATCGTTCTCCTTACAGTTCGCTGGGGGCCTGCCCCAATTTGACATCGGATTCGGGCACCAACCCCGTCTGCTGGTCCAGGCCGGCGGCCTTCAGCTTGGCGATGAACTCGGAGAGCCCGCTGATGACCTCGTCGGGATCCTCGCCCTGCCCCATGATCCAGTCCTGAGGGTCGATGATGCCCGCGTCTCGCCCGGCCAGGACGCCCTTGATGTCCCGCAGGACATCGACGCTCTCGATGCCGGGGGGCATGAAGAAGCACTTGCGCCAGTGCCGTTTGCCTGCCGGCGACCAGTAGCCCTTCAGGGAAAGCTCGCCGGATGCCACCGCCCAGTCAAGCCAGCGGTCATAGACGGGCTGCAGGAGGTGGCGGGTCAGGTACGCCCATTCGGGCTTCAGGATGTGCACGGCGTTGTTGCGGATTTCCCGCAAAGTGTTATAGTTCAGGGCCGTATACTTGCCGGTAATGACGTGGAAAGGCACCTTCAGGATCGTGGAGAGGATCCGCAGGAAGGTGTCCTGGAAGGACTCCAGCCCCGTCACGGGGCGGTTCGCCCCGGGGGCGAACTGGACGCTCTCGCCCGCACCTAGATAGCGGATGGTCAGGTTGTCGATGTAGTCGTCGCCCTGGTGGTCGGAGCCTTCGTCGCCCTCGGCCCGCTGGATGAAGGCCAGGTAACGGCTGGTCATCTGCTGCGCCGAGAGTTCGTTGGACAGGTACTGGTCGAGGTCCGCCGCCAATAGGGAAACCTGGACCAGCGGGGAGATTCCGCGCCGCTGCCAGGGCCTGAGCGCCCGGTAGAGGTGGATGACGATCTCGGCGGGGATCTCCTTAGCCTCCGCTGCGGCGGCCAATGGCGAAGATTCCAACGAGCGGAAGAAATAGCCCCGGAAGGCGTTGGTGTCCCTGTCGAAGCGGATGCCCTGATCGATGTCGTCCGCCGAGACGCTGGAGTCGATGCAGTCGGGCTCGTAGACCTGGAGGCGGTACTCGCCTTTGAGGTAGCGGTAGACGATGAAGGCCTCGCCGCACTCCAGCATCTGGCGCACCGCCATGCGCTGGATGTCGCCGAAATGGTCTCGCCCGTTGACCTCTGCCTTCTCGCACCACCAGAGGAAAGCGTCCTTGATGCGGCGGTTCTCACCGAGAAGCATCCTGCCCTGGCCATCGACCACCGCCGGCTTGATGTTGAAGCCCTCGCCGACCTTGTAGGCCACGGAGTCGTCGAAGCTCTGGTCCAGCCAGGGCATGTCGCGCACCAGCTGGCGGACGCGGGCCGCAGTGCGGTCGCGGGAGGCCCTGATCTCGCTGTTGGGCGTGCCCCCGCCGTTCCAGTAGTCGGCCTGGGACGGCGTCAGGCGGGCGCCCGCATAGGCGCGCCCGAAGGCCTTGAAAGCAACGGAGAGCCTGTGTATGAAATTCATAGGAAGCGCCTCCCCGCCACGGCCTGGACGGTGTGGCCGACGAAGCCCTTCTCGCTGGCCACAAGCCCCTCGTAGTAGTGGATGGCGGACAGGAGGTCCGTCGAGGAGCGGTACTTGACCGTCTGGTTGCCGATCGTGACCTCGTAGACGCCCTTGGCCAAGGCCTCGCGCAGTGCCGTCAGATGTTCCGAATTTTTGCTCATGCCAATTAAATTAGACTGGTTAAAACGGACTTCAAACCATCTGCAAAAAATTGCAGATCGTGCTCACCATCGGCGCGCCGGGCGCCTTTTCCCGCTGCTTTCGGCGATCTTCGCCTTGTGGAGGACATAGAGGTCGGCGTGAATCGCCTTCCAGCGGTCTATGGCCTCCTCGCTGCTGGTCCAGACGCCCGTGTAAGGGTCCGTCGTGACGGGGAAATCGGCGAACACCATCCTCCAGTTGCTGACGGTGCGCATGGACCTCTCCAGCCTCGCCGCCACCGCCTGGACGCCTATGACGGGCGTCTCCGCCTTCGGCGCGGGCCTCGGCAGCTCGCCCTTCTCCTGAAGCTCAGCCTTCCTCTTCGGACTCATGGTCATCTCTCGTGTTCTCCTTTGCTTTCACCATCTTCGGTCATCCGACTCCGCCCTCTCGGAGGACGGCCTCTCGCCCCCGCTCCCCGCCATGACGCGGTCGAACCTCAGGCTCGCCGCCCTGGCCAGGGCCAGAACCTCGCAGTCCCAGTAGTGGTTCGGGGTGTTGCTGCCCCGCTGCTTCCAGTAGCCCTCGGCGGTCCTGAACTCCGAGGCCATCTGCAGGCAGTAGGTGTTGTCTATGTCGTCATGGACGTGCCAAGCGCCCGGGTCGTCCTGCCCAAGGCGCAGCTTGCCGTCCAGCCAGTTCTTGAAGAGCGTCGTGTTGATGCGGCAGAGCTGAAGGCCGCCGCCCATCATCCTGCCTTTCTTGTCCCTGTCCAGCGTCGTGTAGGAATACTGCGCCCCGCCCGAGAGGGTTCGCTCGCCCTTCGTCGGCAGGATGCGCAGCAGTCTATGGTTGCGGCAGAAACGGTAGACTTCAGATGTCCTGTGCCCCTGGGAATCGATGAACGCGCCGGCGATGCGGCGGGTGGTCCCGTCCTCGGCCCTCCACTCGGACGTCAGCACGCTCTCCAGGACGGCGAAGTCCTCGACGAAGCCATGATCTATCAGCCAGGACTCCATCGCGTCGCCGCCGCCCCAGGCGCGGACCACGTAGTAGAAGCCGTTGTCCTGCGTGTCGATGCCCATCGTCAGGCCCGTGACCGGCATGTAGGAGGGTATCAGGCCGCGCGGATAGCCGTCACGGTACTGGTAGAAGCCCTCAGCGCCGCGCATGGTGTCGCTGTCCTCGCGCCATGGCTCGGCCAGGACCGAGCAGACGAAGGTCCTGAGATCCTCCGAGTAGCCGTTCTTCGCCGCCCGCGCCGCCTTGATGAACATCCTGACCAGCGATGGCCAGGGACGGCCGATCCCGCTGGCCAGCTCAGAGATGCGGAAGCCCTGCCGCATGGCCGGCCCCTCGACGGTCTTCACCCATCGGCCAGAAGTCACGAAGGAGCGCCGCTGGCCCTCTGTGATGTGCGCATGGCAGTCAGGGCACTCGACGTAGCAGGCGTTCGCCCGCTCGTCATCGGTCCCGTCCTTCGGGAACACCATCCGCGCCCATTCCACGACGAACTCGAACCCGCACTCGGGGCAGGGACAGAACCACTCATGGCGAGTCGACGACAGCCAGGCCAGCCATATCGCACCCGTCTCGGTCGTCACCGTGCTGGTCTCGAAGGCCTTGTAGTTCGGGAAGGTCTTCGTTCTCTCCATGGCCAGCGTCGCCGGGCTGCCCTCGTCTCCCAGGGCGGGCGGGTACTTGTCCATCTCATCCAAATAGACGCGGCTGACCGGGCGGGAGGCCAGGTTCGAGGCCGATCCCGCGCCCGCCAAGGCGAAGACGCAGTTGTCGAACTCCATCTCCAGCAGGTTGAACTTCCCCCTGCCGGTCACCCGGTGCCGGCTGACCTCGGGCGTGTCCTCGAAGACGCGCTGCAGCCTGGTCGCCGAGAAGCTCCTGGCCATCTGCTCCGAGGGCAGAACGAACAACGTGTTGCCGGAATCGTTGGCCACCGTCCAGGCGGCGCAGATCGTCTCCGTCAGCGTCTTGCCCGACTGCGCCGAGAAGGCCAGCACAACCTCGCGCACCTCGGGATCCTGGAAGGCCTCCATGACGCCCCGCACGTGCGGCGTGTGCCGCGTCCTGTACCTCCCTGGCGCGAAGGTTCCGGTCTTGGGCGTCAGAACGACATTCGACTCGGCCCACTCCCACAGGCTCTGCCTCGGCGGGGGACGCAGGGCCGCGCTGACGGGCTCAAGAAGCGCCGAAAGGGTCTTCTGAGAGACTTTCAAGGGCATCCCTGATCTCCTCGTCCAAAACCTTGCTCACCTGCCCCGGCGTGCATCCCGACAGCTCATGGGCCAGCCTCTGGGGCAGGGCCAGCAGCTTGCCGCGCACGTTGGCCACCATCGCCACGACCAGCGAGACGGCCTCGTCACGCGAAAGCAGGGACCCCCGCTGCTTCTCGATGTCCAGGACGCTGGCCTCGGCCCGCCGCAGGGTGTCGAAGGTCTTGTTCCACTGGCCCAGGAAAAAGGCGGCGGACGCGCTGTCCTGATCCAGAATCGCCTGACGGTAGAAGTTGGCCGTCTCGGCTATGGCCGCCCGGAACTGCCTGAGAAGATCCCCGAAAGTCCCATCGTCATCCGTCAGGGCCTCGGAGGCTGGCGGCAGCTCCATCGGCTCGGCCTTCGGCGGATCCTCCTCCGCCGGCTTCTCCGCAGCCTTGCGTCTCCTCGCCTTCGTCTCGTCAGGAGGGTTGGCCAGCCTCCAGGAAGCCGCGGCACGATGCACCCCCTTGTCCGCGGGCGCATGGCTTACCAGAAACTCAACCACTTCCCCGATGTAGTAGCCGTGGCCGTGCCTGGCGGGAAAATCCGCGCGGTGCTTGTTCTTCAGCTGGTCGATCGACTGGCGGCTGCAACCGATGCTGGCCGCTATGGTCGCCAGACTCTCTGCTTTCTTCTTCTTGCCCAATCGGTAAACCTCCGAAAGGTTACTATACGCCTTGAAGTGATTAAATGCAAGTATTTTTTATCACTTTTTAAGGAAATTATCACTTTATGGCCTCTTTTTGCCAAAAAAGCTCCGAACCCCCCTATCTCGCGCGGCCCGGGCTGGATGGGCGACCCCTATAGAAATTTTTTCATAGACAGTACCTACCTCAACCTAAAAATTTTTCCAGGATTTTTCAAAGCCTTTGAAAAAAGGCCTTCGCCTGCCGATGATTTGGAGGCTGGGGCGAAGGGGCCAGCCTTGGAGGTCGCCTGGAGGCGTCAAGTAGCCGCCTGGGCACGCGCCGCACCTTCAGGCTCCGCTCGGTCATCGGCTCCCGCGGTCGCTATGACTCGGCTAGCGGCATGACAATCCGGCGCGTTTTGGATCTCCTAGTATGTCACGCTGGCCGTCAGAACTGCGGCGGCCAGCCAGTAGACCACCTTTCTCCAGTCATGCTCCACGGCATAGCCGCCAGCGGCGCAGACGTCGAGGATGATCAGGATTGTGGGGAAAATCAGTGACTTGGCCACGGCTCCAGCCTCCACTGGCGGTCGCGCCAGGTCGCCTTGCAGAAATGCAGGTTGGCGGACGCCCACTGGGCGGCCGCGCGGGCGTAGCGCTCGTGCCCCTGCTCGGCGCCCGGGCCCCGGTAGCCGCCCTTGACCTCGTACGCAAACACGCCGCTGTCCGCATAGACCAGGAAATCAGGCGTATAGGTGCCGCCCCCCTTGAGCGGGAAATGCCTCGGCGGCTGGATGACGATGCGGTCGGCCGGGTGCTGCGAGCACAGCCAGTCATAGAACCTCCGCTCAGTCTTGTTGCACTGGGCGAGGCGCGGCGGCTGCCCCTCCGGCTCCTGAATCTGCACCTGCAGCTGGGCGAGGCGCAGCCTTGGCTTGGCCGCTGACGGACCGAACACGCCTGGGTTAAGGCGCTTCAGGTCGTCGCTGACGCGGGACGCGTCGAAGTCGAGTTTCGTGTATGTCATCTGAGGCCCTCCAGCAGCGTGACCAAAGCCTGTCCGAGCCGATGCCAGGCGGCGAGGAAGTCCTCGCGCCCGATGGCCGGGCTCACGGCGGGGGCCGCATCGATGACGGGTGCCTCGGCTGGCTTAGCCGCAGGAGCCGCCGATTTGCCACGCTTCCAGAACGCCTCGCCCATGTGGCGGGCCCTCAGGGGGTCGGCGGCGCGGAACTCGTCCACCCTGTCTAGGAAGGCGTCCAGGTCGGCGGGGCGGTACCATTGGGTCCTGGGGGGATTCGCGGGGTTCCCCATCTTGCCGACGGCGACGGGCATCGGCCTCTCCAGGCCCCGCCGCACCGCCCTGGCGACCAGGTTCTTCATGGACAGCTCCTTGCCTCCCCTGGCCAGGCCGTACTGCGCGAGGGACACAAGCTCCTCCTTCTTTTCTGCGCAGGACGGAGCCTGCGCCTCTCCACGCCTCTTTCTTGCGCAGGACGGAGCCTGCGCCTCTCCATGTTCGGTTCCCATTTCTTTTTCTCCAGGTTTAGCAAATTCCAGCATTTCACGCTCGCGCCGCTCCCGCGCGCGCCGCCTGTCCTGGGCGGCGAAGGAGCGGAACTTCAGGAAGCCGCGGCAGCCGTCGCCGTCCTCTCCGCCGAGGTCCAGGGCGCCCGAGGCGACGGCTATCTCCAGGCCCGGCGGGGCCTCGCGGCACTCGGCCATGGAAAGAGAGCGGGCGCCTCCCGAGGCGACGGTTTCGGGGTCCTCGTCGAAGTCGGCCAGGTCGGGAGTAGCGCCCTCCTCGGCCCTGCGCCACTTGGCGTCCATGGCGAAGACCGCCTCCCGCCCGTCCGAGAGGATCAGGGATGCCAGGACAGGCGTCTCGTCGCCCTTCCAGGAATGGTGGGCGGCCAGGGCGCCAGTCCTGGTGACGCCTGCGGCGTTGGCGACGGTGACGAGGTCGCCCGGCTTCAGCCCGTCATCCTCCAGGAGGGTGACGATGGAGCGGACGGGCTCCCTCTGCGGGCGGCGGAAGTGCCTGCCCGTCTGGATCGGTCCCTTAGGCATCCTTTCCCTCCTCCCGTCCGGTCTCCATGTCTATGACGCGCCTGGGCACGTCGAAGCCATGTTCGGCCAGCCATTTGTCGAAGACCCTGGCCTCCTCGACCTGCTCGTCGGCTGAGGCGCCGTAGAGCAGCTGGCGGGCGAAGCAGCTGGCCGACAACAGGGCGGAGGCCGCGGTGACTACGCAAGCCCGTTCTATAGCCTCCTTGAGAGTCGGGGAGCCCGTCGCCATCGAGTCCAGCATCCTGATGTAATCCGTCCGGATGCTGTCTAGGATCTCCAGCAGTCCCCTGTCGAAGGCCCTGCACTTCATGCGGAAATTGCGGAAGAGCTCCGCGGACCTGCACCCCTTGCAGTCGGTCTCCGGATTGTAGCACCGCTGCACGGCGTCCATGACCAGGCAGTTGAAGGTCAGTATCTTGACGAAGGACGGGCTTACGAGTTGTTCCTCATAGCCAAGCGCCGAAGGGTCGCCGTCCTTCTCAAGATTATAGACCTTTACAAGCTCTTTGACTGCCTCATTTATTGACATTTGCAACCCCCTTCAGGTCTTCCTGGTTGACGTGCGTGTAAAGCTCCATCGTGATTTTGGAATCGGCGTGCCCGGCGTAGACGCTGACCGCCTTCGGGTTGGCCCCCGCGCGGATGCTGCGGGATATGAACGTATGACGCAGGCTGTGGAAGGTGTACCTGGCGCACCCCGCCCTTTTGAGCATCTGCTCATAATGGCAGCGCAGGGTGCGCGGCTCTTCGGGGGCCTCCAGATTAGGGCATCCCAGATGCGTCCGAACGCAGATGCGGACCAGCCAGTCATCTTCCTTATGGCCTGCCGTCAGGCCTTCAAGGATGCCCCATATCTCGTCATCTAGCGGGATAACGCGCTCCGATGTCCTGCTCTTGGGAGTGCCCACCAGCACCTGGCTTTTGCCTTTGCAGAAAACGCGCTGCACCGTCCGCCTGACCGTCAGCGTGTGCCCTTCGGGCGAGATGTCCCCGCACTGGAGTCCGCATATCTCGCCGATGCGGAGCCCCGTGTGTATGGCTATCAGGGCTCCGAGCGCGCCCTGGTCCGTCCTGTACCTGTCCAGGCAGGCCGCGTGGAGGCGCCTGAAGTCCTCCGTGTCCAGCTCCTGGCCGTGCCTCGTCTCGAAGCGCCTGAACTCGAACTTCTTGCCCCATTCGGGCGGAAGGCGGCAGATCTCCCTGTCCCTCGCCCATTTTATCATTTGCTTGAGGCGTATCAGGAAATCGCGCGTCGAGACAGTATGCCTCTCCTGGCCGTCCAGCCACGCCTGCACGGTCTTCCAGTCCAGTTCGTCCAGGCAGTGGCTCTCCAGCAGGGATTTCGCCTTGCTTCCGCTGGTCAGTTGATTGACGACGTTGGCCACGCTGGAGATCTTCATGCGCCCCTTCAGCCACCCCTCGTAGGTCGGCATCAGGTCCTTCGCCGTCATCCTCGGCAGCTGCTCATCGGCTGGAGAGGCCTTCGCCATTTCCCCGTCAGCCGGCGCCAGCAGGGCTGCCGGAGCCGGGCCGACATCTCCGGACAAGACGGTCGGGCCCGGGCGAAAGCCCCCCGCCAGGGCGGCGCCTATGTCGGAGACCAACTGAGCGAGAAGCGCGTCCTTGCGCTCCAGCATCTCCAGCAGGATGTCCAGGCCGCTCTTGAATTTTTCGTTGCTATTCAGGTTTTCGTTTTTTGCGATTTTGACCATCTGTTCTCTCCTGTTTTTTGGGGTTTGGATTGGCCCGCCTTTTGGTGGGGCTTGGATTGCCATTTTTATCTAACATTTTTCAGTACGAACAGCAGCCATTATTATTATAAATAATAAAAGTTCCTGTTCGCACATCTGTTCACCCTCTTTTTGAATCCCCTCTTATGCACACACTACCCCCCGCATAAGGGGGGATAATGTTCATAAGAGGTGTTCATTGGCTAAGCAAGTAGAAACGTTGCCTATCAGGTCCGATTTGCTTCTGCACAATCTCACCGGTGTGCTTGGCGTACTGGGCTAAAACCTTGCAGAAGGCGGTGCGGGAGCCCTCGAAGCCCGCAAGTTCCAGCAGCTCATCGGCGGTGTACTTCTCCCCTGGCTCCATGGCAGAGCGCATGTTGGCCAGCGCCTCGTCGGCTGCGGCCTGTCTTTCGGCGCGGTCGGCGTCCTTGGCCTGTGAGCGGGCGGCGGAGTCGGCGGCGCGGATCTCGGAGGCCTCCTCGGGCGTGAGCGGCTGGCAGTACCAGTCGTCGAAGGCGAAGTCCACGGTTTCGCCGGTGGCGGTCGAGTTGGACTTGAGGCACTTGAGGGAGTATATGCCCGCCGCGTCCCTGGTCAGGAGGAACACTTGGCGGTAGATGCCCGCGTTGGCGGAGGCGCCGGAGTACTCCATTCCGCCCTTGTTGGTGTGGGCGAGCATGACGACCATGCAGTGGGCCTCCTCGCAGAAGCGGGTGAGGATGCCGCCGAAGGCGTTGACTGCGGACCTGTCATTTTCATTGTCGGTGAAGAACCTCGACAGGTGGTCCATGACGACCAGGTGGACGCGCATGGCCATGACGTAGTCGGCCAATTTGCGGAAGCCGGGGCCCTCGACGATGCGCCCCGTGGCGCGGGAGCGCGCCATGAAGGCGAAGTCGGGCTCCCCGCCGAGGTAGAGCCAGAGGGCCTCGTTGTCGAGGTCGCGCTCGGGGTTGATGCGGGAGGTGGCGGCGGCGGCGCGCCTGAACAGGTCGTCCCGGCTGTCCTCGAAGGTGACGTAGAGGGCTCGACACTGGCGGGTGGCGCGCCCGAGGAAGTTGCGCCCCAGGGAGACCTCCCGGCACAATTGGGCGCCGAGCAAAGACTTGGCGGTTCCGGGAGCCCCGCAGACCATTATGGGCTGGAGGGCGTAGGGCATCAGGCCGGCGACCAGCCAGCTGACCGGCGGCGGCTCGCGCCCGATGAAGGAGGCGAAACTGCCTCCGACGGGGCTCCAGGCGGGCCCGTCGGAATTGTCGCCGAAGCCGAGGTCATCCTGGGCGGCGGCGGCCATCTGGGCGAAGATTCTGGCGTCGTGCTCCTCGCCGTTGCAGCCGAAGTCGGAGAGGTCGGCGTAGGCGGAGGCGACGGTGCGGGCGGCCTCGGCGGGAGGGAGGGTGTCGGCGGGCGTCCCGCCCTCGGCGATCAGGTCCATGGCGCGGTCGCGTGAGATGCCGATGCGGCAGAGCTCGCGGGCGAGCTGGTAAAGGGAAGTGTTCCTCTCGCCCTCCTCGGCGTATGGCCAGCCCTCGATGAGCTCGGCGGCCCTGGCCAATTTGGCCTCGGTGTCGGGGACTATCTCGGGCGGTGCGCCGGAGGCGCGGGAGCGGACGCGGTATGGACGCCCGTAGCCGTCGCGGAACCACTGGGGGAGCGGGGCGATCTTCACGTCGCCGCTGACGACGCGGTAGGTGCCCCTGGGGAAGCGGGAGCCGGGCAGGACGACGTAGCCCCCGCCGCTCTTGACGTCCAGGGCGGGGCGCAGGGCGTTCCTGCTGCCGAGCCCCGCCGCGCGGAAGTAGTAGTGGCGGCCCCCGCTGGGGGTCTCCACGGTGAAGGTGGGGGGAAGGGACGCGCCGGCCTCCGCCTCCAGGGCGCGGAGGGAGTCGGCGCCGCTGACGGGCGTGCCGTCCGCCAGGCGCTTGTTGACGTCCGTGTCCACGACGACGAGCCCGGCGCGCCCGAGGGCGACGCCGAAGCCGGTGTCGGGCCATCGGCGCAGCCATTCGGCGACCGCGGCCTCGTCGGTGGTGGCGGCGCGCTCCCAGTCCCTGACGCGGGGCGTCTTGTCCTCTTTGACGGGGAAGACCGGCCAGCCTAGCGCCAGCCAGCCCCTGATCTGTTCCAAGGCGGTCATGTTATCTCATCTCTCTGAAGATTATGTCGCGGGCTGCCGTGATGCAGCTGATGTCCAGACGGGAGACGCGGCGATTCTACGGAACTGGATTAAGGACTTCTGGGGAACTGGATGACGAAGTTCGTTGCCAAGGACTCTACGGAGGCCGGCCGAAATTCGAGACCGAGTGCAAGGACACGCCTGAAAATGTGCTGAAGGCGAAAAAGAGGCTGCTTGACGCCGCACAGATTTGGGAGGACGCGTTCACGGCGAAGATAAAAGAGATAAGGGCCGAGGCTCTCAGCGAAGATGTTGCGGATTCGGCACATCGCCTCGTCGAGCTGGAAGTAGAGGCTCTCCAGCGCCCTTTCTGGCGACTCCTCGTAGAAGGCGTCCAGCGGCATGGTTATCTCGGCGTCGTAGTACTGGGGGTTGTCTGTGTGCCTGCTGATCTTGAACCCCTTCAGCGATGTGGAGACCTCGTATCCGGGTTCGTCCTTTTCCCATTCTAGCTTTATCATTTTCGCTCCTTCGTTGTTCGTTGTTCGTTGTTCGTTGTCGTTACTGCTCTTCGGCGAGCCTTCCGTTCGCCCTGGCCGTGGCGGGCCAGTCGATGTCGTTGGCGAAGTGCCACTGGTTGCGGGTGTGCATCAGGCGGACTGCCCTGCCATCCCTCATGAAGCCGGCGATGCGCTGCGCCCCCGTCTCCGTGAGGCAGACGGGCACGACCACATCACCGGGCTCCAGGCGGCGCATCAGCACCGATGCCAGCAGTCTCCTTTCGGCCTTGGTCATCGGGTCGCCGTCAAGGGTTCCGTCCAGTTCCAGGGCCAGGGCGAGCGCGCCTGTGCTGGCGGTCTCCAGCTGCCCGGTCAGATAGGGCTTGGCGTCCCTCTCCATGTACATGATGCTGCTGACGGCGACCGCCTCCCGGCGCACATTGTCATGCCTGTCGTAGTGCGTTCCTGTGTCTTTCATGTCTTGATCTCCATTTTCTTGAGGTTTTACTTCGCTTTTCCGTAGTTTTCCTACTTCCTGTAGCGCTTCCCGCGCCAGCCCTCGGCCTTGAGGGGAAGCCCCTCCGCCCATGGGGCGGTCTCGCAGAGAAGCCCCTCGTATTCCCCGACGCTGCCGAAGCCCTCTGGCACCTCGGCGACGGCCTCGTCATGGACGTGCATCACTATCCGGTAGCCCTCCCTTTCGCATGCGAGCATCCCATGGCAGAGGACATCGCGGGCGGTGGCCTGGGTGACGTTCTCGGCCAGCTTGCCGCCGTAGAGGTAGACGGTGGTCCACTGCCGAGTCGTCTGGCTGACGCCCTGGTAGCAGAGGCAGTCCTTGAGGCCCCAGGGGACCTCCTTGGTGGCGACGGCCGGGTTCCTGTAGCGCAGGCAGCGGCCTGAAGGCAATTTGACGATGAGGCAGCCGTCGGCGCAGAGGAAGGAGACCTTTCCCGCCCTGAACGCCTCGCCTTTGCGCTCCAGCGCCTTCATCGCCGCCCGCTCCAGCGCGTGCCACCAGTCCACGGTCTTCGGCCTGGACTCGCGCCAGCCGTTGACGGCGAGCAGCGCCCTGGAGTCCTCCAGGTCGAGCCCGAAGTTGCGGGCCATGGCCTGGAAGGCGCCGAGCGACCCCTGGTATCCGCAGGCCAGCTCGGCGGTCTTGCCGACCTGCCGTTCCGCCTTGGTGACGTCGGCGACGGCCTTGCCGTAGATGGCGGAGGCCGCGACCTTGTAGGGGTCGTCGCCCCGCCGGTAGACGTCCAGGGCGGTCTCCTCGCCCGCCAGCCAGGCCAGGACGCGCCCCTCGATGGCCGAGTAGTCGGCGCAGACGAAGTCGCACCCCTCGGCGGCCTCCAGGACGCCCCGGAGGCAGGTGGAGGCGGCCATGAACAGGTCGCCGTAGAGCATCTCGACGGCCTCGGCGTCGCCCGCCCTGAACAGAGCCAGGCACTGCTCGGTGTCCGGAAACGCGCCCCTGGGGAAGTTCTGGGGCTGGACGAGCCTCCCCGCCCAGCGCCCGGTCTGGGCGCCGTAGTACATGAAGAGCCCCCTGAGCCGACCGTCGGCGCAGGCGGCCTCCCGGATGGCGGCGTATTTGGCCGTGGATGACTTAGACAGCGACTGCCTGATTTCCAGGATTCGCCGGGCCTCCGAGGGCGCCGAGCCCATGAGCTCCTCGTCGTCGGAGGACAGGGCCTCGCTGACGTCGCCCCTGGCCAGCCCGGCCAGCGGAACGCCCATTTCCCGTAGGAGTTCCAGGGTGGCGTCCCTCTGCGTCGGCGAGTCCAGGCCGGTGATGTCCCGGAACTCCTCCTTCAGCGTCGCCGACTTGGCGGCCATCGCCGCCGTCACGGCCTCGGCGCTCTCCAGGTCGGCGCGGACGCCCCGGCAGTTGACGGCGAAGTCGAGCCTCCAGACCTCCAGCTCCTGCGGAGGCAGGTCGGGCAGCATCCTGGAGAGGTCCTCCTGGGCGGTGACGTCCTGGCAGCAGTAGAGGCAGAGGCGGGCTATGTCCCCGGGCTCCTCGTTCCAGAGCAGGGCTTCGGCCAGTTCGGGGTTCCGCCTCAGCTCCAGCTTCCTCGCCTTCCTCGGCTTGGAGAGCCTGCGCATCAGGCGGGCGCCGTCGAGGTCCTTGTCCTCCTGGGTGCCCAGGGCGAGGCAGGCCTGCTCCAGGGGGCGGGGAAGCCCCGCCGCCACGGCCATCGCCGCCGTGTCGCGCAGCTTGCGGACGGGGATTTTCGGAAAGCCGGCGGGAACCATCTTCTCGCGCCAGATGAGCCAGTCGAACATGGCGTTGTGCGCCTCGATGGTCTCGGCGCCCTCCACCAGCGCGGCAAGCTCCTCGTCAGTCATCGGAGACAGTCCGTCCATCCTCATGGCCATGAGGTATTCGGGGCCACGGAAGCGCTCCGGCACCCAGAGCAGGGGCGTCTCCCCGCGCGGCTTGACCGCCAGGCAGAGGGGTTCCGTCGTGGGGTGCTCGGCGTACCGGAAGGCGCCCCCGTGCACTAGGTCGAAGGCACTCCTGGTCTCGAAGTCTATGGTTATGACTCTGGCCATCAGATTTCGTCGAGGCTGGCGGGGTCGAAGGCCAGCGCGTCATCCTCGACCGGCTTGAACTGGGAGCGGATGGCCTCGGCGCTCTGGCCGCCGATGGCCTCGCCGTCCCTGACCAGCTGGACGCCGTTCAGGCGGAAGCCGATGCCACGGTTGCCCGCCTTGTCGTAGACGAAGGGGCAGACGGAGGCCCGGCAGTAGCAGCCAGAGTAGATGGCGTTCTTGTCGGCCAGGTTGCGGGTGCTGCGGTCCATTACCACGGGCTGGCGCCTGGTCTTGGCGCGGACGAAGATCTTACCCCGCATGAAGTCGCCCCAGTCGTCGACCTTTTCGTTGCCGTCCCTGAAGGGAGAGCGGAGCTGAGGCGCGCCCTTCGGCCACTTGTCGGCGACCGCCTTGCGGGCGGCGTCCTTCAGCGCCTTGATCTGCTCGGCGCTGTCAAACACCATCACCAGGGAGTAGTCGCCTTCGCCTTCCTCGCCCTCGAACCTGGAAGGCTCGAACACATGGGGATAGAGGCAGAGGAATGTTTCGGTCATCACGTCATAAAACTGGTTCTGCATTGTTTTCGGTTCCTTTCTGGGTTGGTCTTGGGTTGTTTGGGTTGTCTCTTAGTTCTCCACGGGCGCGAACTGCGCCCGCACATCCGCGTCCCGCGCCGCCGTGAAGGCGAGGCGGGGGTCGTCGTCGCCGACGACCACGGTCTTGGTCTTGGCCTCCCTGGTCACGACATCGGCCAGGCAGCCGTCGATTTCCCGTTTCTTCATGCCTCGCGCCTTCAGCATCTTCTCGGCCACCGCAGGCGAGACGAGCGAGCGGACGTAGCGGTCAGGCCCTAGGATCGCCAGGGCTTCGGCGGCCTCCGTCTCGTCCCTCCACTTGCGGTTGCCGAGGCTTCTCTCCTCGGCCAGGCGGCGCCCTGGGATCTCGACGCCTTCCTGGAGGAGCCGAAGCTCCTCGGCCTGGACGGCCTTCAGCCAGGCGGCGAAGTCCTGGCTGCCGAAGAAGGCCGACAGGAATCCGACCTCCGCCGGCTTCAGCCTCTCGACCGCCGGCAGCCTCGGGCACTCGCCATTGTCGTCATAGCTGTCCATCCGCTCCAGCGCGAGGTCGCGCTTGGCGGGGCAGACGGCCAGCGCGGGGCAGAACTGGCACCACTCGCCCGCGTTGCTTGGCGCGTCGGCGTCCAGCGTCCTGAGGGCGGCGGGCCTCAGCTCCTCTTCGGCCCACTTGTAAAGCTCGTCGACGCCGACCTCCCAGCGGTCCACCGCCTGGCTCTTGAAGGCGGAGTTCGGCTGGACGATGGTGATGCGCACCGTCTCGGCGGCGGTGGGATTGTCCTTGCCCAGGGCTCCCAGGGCGTAGTACATGCACTGCGGGTTCCGCTCGGCGCGGACAGGCTTGGAGCCGTTCTTGTAGTCGTAGATGTAGAGCGTGCCGCAGGGGGCGGCGGGGAGGATGGCGGCGTCGTTGCGCCCGAACATGCTCTCGTGGATCCATGACAGGTCGAAGGGCTGCTCGACGGAGAGCGTCCCGCCCTCCCGCTCCAGGTCGCCGAGCACGGTGTCCACGTAGACCTTGGCCGCCGTGGCCATATCCTCGGTGACCTCCGTGGTCCCAGCTTCATGCTCTATCGTCTCGCCGACGCGGGAGAAGGGGTCGTGGTCAGGGCTGGTCAGGCACAGCTCGCACAGCGCGTGCGCCGCCGTCCCCGCCACGGCGAACTCGCTGGAGGTGGACGGCATCCCCTCCGACAGGCGGCAGGAAGCCGGGCACATCATCCAGCGGTAGGCGCTCGAAGCGCCCAGGGGTGAATGCTGCTTGGGGTCACCCATCTACGCCACCTCCACTGCCTTGCGGAAGCTGGCCAGGACATCGCCGTAGGCCTCGGCGGGGATCTCCTTGAGCAAAGTGCATCCATAGCGCATGAAGATGGCCTTCAGATCCTCCTTCTGCTTCGGCGTGAAGGTCGGTCCTCCTACGATGGCGGCCAGCGCCTGGCGCATTCCCGGCAGGTCCGTCGGCACCGCAGGCGCCTCCGCCTTCTCCGGCTCCGCCACGGGCTGCGGCTCAGGCTTCACGGTGGCCACAGGCTGCTGCCTCTCGGCGGCCTGCTCGGGCTTCGGCTCCTCGGCCTTCGTCTCGGCCTTCACCTCGTGGACGTGCGCCACCAGCGGGGCGACGGAGCGGGACTCGGCCAGCGCCCTCTCCCCCTTCTCCGTCAGCGAGACTGTCATTCTCGCCGCCGTCATGTCCGTCAATGTGTCCTGCATCCTCGCCACGGCCTGTCGGATCAGCCGCAGCTCTTCTCTGATTTCGGTCATTTCGTTCATCTCTAAAGCTCCTTATATGTGCGGCTGTTCCAACCCCCGACCCTCGGGGGCGGCCAGCGCCGCGTTTCGTTCCTGTTCCAGGGCGTCAAGGACACCCTGCTTCCTGACCAGGGCGCGCGCCATTCGGGCGTCGATGCCCTCCGCCACCAGGTGGATGACGCGCACCGCGTCACGCTGGCCAAGGCGGTGGCATCTGTCCTCGGCCTGCGTTATGTTCCCTGGCACCCAGTCCAGTTCGGCGAAGGCGACCGTTCTGGCGGCGGTCAGCGTGAGCCCTGTCCCCGCCGCCTGGATCTGCCCGCAGAAGACGCGCGCCTTGCCCTCCTGGAACTCCCTGACGGCGGTGTCCTTCGCCGCGTCGGTCATCCCGCCGTAGAGCAGGACGGTGCCCGGAAGTTCCCTGGCCAGTGCCTCGAGTACCTCGCGGTGCCAGGCAAAGACCACGACCTTCTCCTCCTCCTCCAGGATGACATCTTTGATGTAGGAGACCACGGCTGGCATTTTGGCCAGGCCGTCCTCCAGGCGGATCTTCGCCAGTTCGGCCAGCAGGGCGGGCGGCATCGGCGCGAAGGCCTGCTCTCCGGACCACTTCTCCCAGGTCTCCAGTTCACCGTCCAGGCCGGCGGGCGTGGCCTTCCGCGCGTTGCCTGCCGAGATTTCCACGACCTGCCTGGTCTTAGGCGGCAGTTCGGTCAGCACCTCGGCTTTGGTACGCCTTATCATCACCGGCGACAGCAGGGCGGCGAGGCCCTCGAGGTCGCTGGCTCCCGAGAAGTCCCATACCGTCCGCGCCCCGCCCTTGGCGTACACCCGGCGGAGACGGCCGTCGCAGAATCGGCGCCCGTAGTCCACGCGGGATCCGGCCAGGCCAAGGGCGTGAAGCGTCGGCCACAGGTCCATCGGGCGGTTCACGACTGGCGTCCCCGTCAGGAACAGCCTCCGCGCCGACTGGACCTGGAAGGCCGCCCTGGTCCGCGTCGCCGAGGGGTTCTTGAGGTAGTGCGACTCGTCGAAGACGACGGCGTCCCAGGCCCCCAGGCCCCTGGCGGCGCTCCGGGCGACAAGCCCCTCGTAGCTGATGACGTCCCAGCCCAGGTAGGGCTCCCAGCCGTCCCACCACTGCTCTGCCTCCCTGCGCCAGTTCAGCCGGAGGGAAGCGGGGCACACGACAAGGGCGCTGAGGGCGTCGGTGGCCTTCAGCCAGGCCAGCGCCGTCGCCGTCTTGCCAAGGCCGGGCTCGTCGGCCAGCAGCCAGGCGGTCCGCTCAGGCTCGCCCAGCATCCTCGCCAGGGCGGCCTTCTGGTAGTCGCGGAGTTCAGGCATTTTCGGCGGCCTCCCCCTTGCTGGCTTCGGCATCCTCAACTTTCTTGAAAATGACCTTATCGGGGCAGTCAAGGCCTAGGCAGTCAACACCCTCCTTGAAGAGGGAGCAGTCTTCGCAGCTGTTCTTGGCTGCCGGGACCGCTTCGACGACGAAGGGTTTCCCCTCCTTGGGATGAACACGAATCCTGTCTGCGAGTGTTACTTCCAACCATTCATAGTAATCGATCATCTTCTTAGCTCCTTTGCTCTTGGGTTATTGGGTTATTGGCGCCTTTCGGCGCGTAGGATTATCTAAGTTTTTTCTGCATTTCGATTTCCCTGGGCGAGAGTTGCAGGATGATTGCATTTGCCCTCTCTGCCGCCGCCCTCTCTGCCGCCGCCCTCTCTGCCGCCACCCTCTCTGCCGCCGCCCTCTCGGCTGCGGCCCTCTCGGCTGCGGCCCTCTCGGCTGCGGCCCTCTCCGACAGCAGGAACCCGCCGCCAAACAGGCCTTTTTCCTTGTTGGCATCAAGCCTCCGGATGAAATACGCGCTCTCGCGCCTGACGGCGTAGCGCGTGCCGTGAATGGAGAGGTAGTTAACCCGCGCGGGATTGATTACGCCGTCGGGCATGGTGTATTTGGGCAAATGCTTGGTCATGGCCTTGACGTTGGCGTCGTCGGCCTCCTTGATCGCCTGGTATAGGTCAGGCGCCGAGACGACCAGGAAATCCCCCTCGCTCGTGACGAAGGACGTGCTTACCTTCGCGCCGTTGGCGTATGTGATGCTGAACCCCGTGCAGACGTAGTTGCAGCCGGTCGTCGAGAAGGTTGTGAGCCCGGGGGCGAACAGAAAGAACCGTATCCTGTGCGCCATGTAGAAGCGCACTATTTTGGCGAGGATGCTGAAAGGCGGGTTGTCCAGCACGAGGCACCCGTCCGGGTAGTCGAAGGACTCGAAGTCCCCGCCTGGCCAGAACGGGCGCACTATCGCCGCCGGGTCGATGCCGTACTCGGCGCAAGCCCAGTCGCGGATGACGCTGTAGACGTTTTCCGGCGTGTAGCAGTCGTCTGTCGTCTTGCGCGGCTTGAACTTGTTGGTAAATTCCCGGTACTCGCTGTCGGCGAGGTCGTCGAAGGTCATTTGCTGTTTGTATATTGTCATTGGTACAACTCGGTTGATTTGCTTATGAAGTTCAGCACGTCGGCCATGCGGAAGCGGGTGGCGCGCGCCGAGATCCTGATCGGCCTGAGGGGCAGGCGGAACAGCTGCCTGACGCTCACGCCCAGCATCTCGGCGACCTCGGCCTTCGACAGCAGCTTCTGCCCGGCCTCGCCAGACAGCACCCTGATCTGGTGCTCGGTCAAGGGGTCGTCTGCCGCCATCTTCTGGATGACTGCGAAGGTCTTAGTCAGCATGGTCGGCCTCCTTGTCGGTGATGTTAGATCTCTCATCCCGCCACTGCTCGAAGCGGTAGGCGGCGCAGAGCGCCCAATAGATGGGCAGCGGGAGAAGGAGAATGATTGGCAAAATCCAGGAGTAATCAGTTGTCATGGTTGGTCTCCTTTTTAGAGGATTTGTAATTCACTTTAGTGGATTTATTGTGCAAAAAAAAGCTATACTCCCAAAGCGCCTCGCGCACTATCTGGGAAGTGTTCGTCGTGTGGCGATCTTTTTTTATTGCATCAATCGTCCTTAAAAGAGGTTCGTCTACCACGAATGTTAGTCTCATTTTTGCATCCCTTGATTTAGACCATGAAAAAAATGTCACTAGCTCTAAAATACACCATAGTGAATTAAAGTCAAGTGAATTTTTATAAAAAAATCTAATTTTTTCATATTTTTTTCAAACAAGTGCTATATTATGCACACTTTCAAGGAGATGACAATGGACATCTATACGAAAATCAAAGATTCTCTAAATCGTTACGGCACGCAAAAAGAATTAAGCAAGCGCACGGGTATCTCCGAACAGACTATTAGTTCGTGGGTACACGGTACACGCGCTATAGGTGGGATGCGCCTGGACACCTTCCTGAAGCTGTTTCCCAACGCCACAATCATCCTAGACGGCGAGCGCGTCGGCCAGCATATCATGGCGGGGCGTGACGCCGCCGGTCACGACATAGTCCACCAGGCGGCCAGCCCCCAGGCCTCCTTCGCCGCCGTGTTCGACAGCCTCTCCTCCGCCGGCCTCTGCGACGCCTGCCTGGTCAAGGCCCTGGCCGCCGTGCGCCGCCAGCTCCAGTAAATATTCATGAAACGACGCGGGAGCGCAATAGGCGCCCCCGCTTTTTTTTATCTATAGCTTAGAACTCGCCGAGCAGCTCGGCCACGTCCCCGGCGACGTCGGCGCCAAGATGGCTGTAGTGCTCCTGCATGGCAAGCGTGGCGTGCCCGGCCAGCCTCTGCACGGCGGCCTGGCTGGCGCCCTTCTCCAGCGCCATCGTGACGGCCGTGTGTCTGAGCGAGTGGAAGCCTTTAAGGGCGCCTCTGCGCTTCTTGCCGTTAAGCGACGTGTATTCCTCTGACGTCTGAATGCCGAGGGCTTGGAAGCAGGAGCGGAGGCGGTGATTGGTGGACGCCTGGAAGCCGGGGAACATCAAGCCCCGGCGCTCCGCCTCGGGCACCTCGTCGAGGAACTTCCGCAGGGCCTGGGGGATTCGGATCGTCGCGTCGGCGCCAGTCTTGTCGTGCCTGGCGTGAAGATAGCCGTCAGAGATGTCCTCCCACCTGACCTTCAGCGCCGACCCCAGGCGGAGCGCCGTGTAGAAGCCCAGGGCCACCAGCCGGGCGAACTCCCTGTTCCCGCAGTGGAACAAGGCGTGCAGCTCATCCCGCGTGAACGGCTGCCGCGTCCTGCTGTCGTCCTGCCTCCGGGCGGCGATCCCCTCGAAGGGATTGATCAGGTCATCGTCGCATCGCCGCAGGACCTTGAACACATAGCCGCAATGGATGATGGCGCGGTTGTAGGAGGAGTTGCAGCCGCAATTCTTCAGAAGCCAGCCCGCGAAGCCCCTGGCGTCCTGCTTGGTTATCTGGCGCATGTATTTCGCGTCAGGCCGATGCCCCCTCAGCCAGGCCAGGAACTTCTCCCAGTCGCGGCGGTTGTTGCGGAGCTGCCCCTCGCCGACCTGCCGCCTGTCGGGGGCGTCGACGAACCTCTGCCAGGCCATGCAGACCTGGACGCCCGGGTTCTCCTCCCTCGCCCTTCGCTCCAGCTCCTCGTCGATGCCCGCCAGCTGACGCAGCAGCGACTGCGCCAGCCTGCGCTCGTCACGCAGCGCGTACTTGGCCATGAGCGCGTCCCGCTTGTCCTGCGCCACGGCCAGGTCCTTCGTGCGCAGCGAGGCCTTGACCTTCGCCCCGCACACCTCATAGCGGAGATACCACACCCCGCCCCTATTCATAAGATTCCTGGTGTCCTTTGCATTGAGTTTTTTCATGGGGAAGCTCCTTTGGTTGTTGGCTGAGTTGCCCTTAATATACCA